ATAGCGTATCGCCTAAAAACCATGCCTATTCCGCACATATAAATGACCTCATCTAATTGTTATACTATAGAATAACTAGATGAAGTGACCTCCACTAAGACTGGAGGAAACGATTGAAAATATAGGAATTGTAATAACTGATTTAAAAAAAGTTCTTATCAACAGATGGTTCAAAACCATAAAGTTTGGCCGTAAAGGTCAATTTACCCGACAGAGGTCATCACCCTCACTTATCATCTGAGGAGGTGATACATCTAGGTAGGAGTTGCCTAAAGCTTCTCCTACCTTAATATTCTTGGCTCCTAGTCTAACTAGGAAAAAGTATTTTACTTTTCTTTTGCTCACGATTCAATTGGATGTGAATCCCGTTCGACAATCCTACATGTAGAAAGTCGAAAAAATTGGGTTGGGGGCTAAGAATATTAAATTTTTAAGAAATATCTAAGTTCACTACAAACGAAAGGAGAAATAATGACTCCCGAACAAGACCGAGTTAAACTCATATTTTCATTATCTCTTTTCGTTGTTATACTAACGATAGAGATGCTAAGGAGAGTATTATGAGTATCTTACCAGTCATCATCAAATGTCCGTATTGCGGAAGCAATGTATCATCGTGGTGGGTATCACAAAACAAAGAATGCCCAATGTGCAATCGAAGATTGAAAGCCGATGGTACAAAGCCTTAAAACAGGGGAGATTAAAACCTCCCCTAGTACAAATAATAAAATTGATACTGATTGTAACATTTTAATACAATTAAAAGAATAAATTGTTACAATTATAAAAAAAGAAAATGAAAATATGCCAAAAAAAATATATAGTTTTGAATTCTGGGCAATACCTAAACATATAGTGGAAAGGACAGATTTGAATCATTTAGATAAATTAATAATGGGAGTATTTATAACTAGATGGAATGGTGAAAATTCAATAGCTGCAAGATTAGATACTATGGCAACACAATTAGGTACTACTAAAATGTGTATTAGACGCTCAATATATAGATTAAAAAAGAAAAATCTAATAGAAAGCGAAAAAGGAAAAGGAAGAGGATTAGCTAATAAATTCACATTAAAAGAGGATTCTTTAAAATAGGGATTTTCTTTGAAATATGTTATAATAATCTAGTTCTTAGAAATTAAAATTAATTAAAAAATAAATTCAGAGTGTGCAAAAATGTACACTTAGAGTGTGCAAAATTGTACACACTGTATATATTAATAACTAGTATTAATAATATCATAGATAGCAAACAAGTTTGCAATATTATTTTAAAAGAATTAAAAAATGCAAAAGAAATCTCATAGTTTATTAGAAAGTTTAACGAATGTCATAGTCGGTTATTTAATAGCATTATTCGGTCAAATACTAGTATTTCCTAAATTTGGCATAAATATTCCGCTAAAGCATAATATAATCATAGGAATAATATTTACCTTTATTTCATTAGCTAGAAGTTATACTATACGAAGAATATTTACTAAGTTAAATAAAAATTTAAAGAAAACAAAATGAAAGAACTTAAAGACCCAATAGTATATAGATTAGTAGAAGAAAAGGAAATTATAAGCGATTATGTTTTTGAAAAAATCGCCGACAAAGTAATATTTTTTGGATACTTTGAGAATATTAAATACAAACAAGAAAATGGTCTAAATGTAGGTAAGGAGAGTAAAGAAGTATTACTAGAAGAAGTAAAGGAAAGTTTAATTAATAATGGATACAAAGAACTAGAAGATACAAAGGATTTAGTTTATAGTAAACCTTTACAAACAAATACAAGTAATGATGAAGATAAAGGTAATAAAGATGATTTAAGTGACAAAAAGCACAATATAAAGGAAGAAGATAATATAGAGACAGAGGAAGATAAAAAACAAACAACTGTTAGAGAAGAATTTAAAAGAGTTAAGAAACAAGAATTCTTAAAGTTTTTTAGAGAAGGTTTAGGAATAATAACTCTTACTTGCAAAAGAATAAATATAAGCAGAAATGCATTCTATACTTGGTATAGGGCAGATGCTAAGTTCAAAGAAACTGTTGACGGTATAAAAGCTGAACAATGTAATGAGGTTGAAGATAAATTACTCAAGGCAATAACTGATGGCAATATTGCTGCTATCATTTTTTATTTAAAAAGCAAACATCCTGAATATAGACAAAGACTTGCCTTAGAAGGAGAGTTAGGATTAAAAGGAGATTATAAAAGATTAAGCGATGAAGACCTCGCGGAAAGAATTAGAAAATATACTAGCAAATCTGGAGGAGAGAACAACTAAAGATTATCTTGATTGGGTTTATGATAATTGGACAGCAAGAGGAGAACCTTTAGAATTTGTAAAACATAAGTATTTAGAACAAATATATAAGGATCAATCTAGAGAAATAGTATACTGCAAATCAGCACAATGTGGCGCAACTGAAAGAATGATAACTGAAGCACTATGGCTCCCAGATCAATTCAAAGAGAATGCGCTTTATTTGTTTCCAAACACTGGCGATGTTTCTGATTTAGTACAAGAAAGAATAGATGAACCTATAAACGCATCTAGTTATTTAAGTGTAGTGTCCGGACGTGCTAAAAGAATAGCCGGTAAGCAAGCTGACAAAGTTGGATTGAAGAGAATGAGTAAAGGATTTATTTACTTTAGAGGTTCTAATAAAGCCACTCAGATTATATCAGTATCAGCAGACGCATTATTTATAGATGAGTTAGATAGAATGAATCAAGACAATGTTCCGTTCTTTAATAAACGATTAAAACATAGTAAGCGTAAATGGTTAAGATGGGCTAGTACGCCCACTATACCAGGAATTGGAATAGATGAAAAGTTTCAAGAATCAGATCAACATCATTGCCATGTTAAATGTAATGATTGTGATACATGGCAAGTACTAGATTTTGAAAACAATATAGACCAGGAGAAGCTACAATTAGTATGTAAAGAGTGTCGTAAAGAGATAGTTCCTTGGGAAATGGATATGAAATGGATTCCAAAGAATCCTGAATCAGAAATAAGAGGATACCATATAACTCAACTTTACAGTCCCATGCTTGACGTAAAGGAGTTAGTGAAAGAATCTCTAAAGACAGATGAGTTTAATAAGATGCAATTCTATAATCAGTCATTAGGTTTAGCTTATGAACCTAAAGGTGCTAAGATTACCGATGCTGATATTCAAGCTTGTATACGTGATTATCTTATTCCATTCAAAGAACAAAAGGAACCTGTATTTATGGGAGTAGACGTTGGAAGAGTTTTACATTATGTTATACGTACTAAGAAGAGAGTAATAGAAATTGGAGAAGTAGCGGATTTTGAAGATCTGGATAAGAAAATGAAAGAGTACAATATCCGTAAAGTAGTATTTGACGCCCTACCAGAAACAAGAAAAGTTCAAGAGTTCATTAATAGATTTAAAGGTAGAGCATATAGAATTTATTATACTGGATTAAAAGAACCTAAGAAGGATGAATTCTTTAGAAGAGACGGCGATAAGGTTAATACTGATAGAACATTAAGTTTAGATTATTCAGGCAATGAGATTAAAGAGCAAGAGATTGAAATGCCTAGAAATATAAACGATAAGACAGATTATAAAACTCAATTAGGTAATTTAATTAGAGTTATTCAAGAAGATAAGCATGGTAATAAATCTGCTACTTATGTAAAAACCGGACCAGACCATTATAGGCACGCACAAAATTATGCGTTCATAGCTAAAGGAATATTTGAAGAGACAACAACACCAGAAGCATTTGTATTATAAACATATGATGGATAGATTAAAAGAATTAGCAATCTTATTTGGAGTTATAATAATAGCTATTGTAATTTTGTTTTTAACAACTGAAACATTTAATCTATGAGTATAATGAAAACAATTAAAGGAGAATTATTGATAGGAATAGCTATAATAGTTATGGCAATAACTTCAATTTGTTTGTATTTAGAATAGTAAAGGGGGTTTACAAATCCTTATAAATATTATATAATGTAATTAATAATAAACAATATGCCTTGGTGGTTTATATCAGCTTGTATAATACAAATAGCTTTAATAATATTAATAATAGATGGTAAAGAAATTAAGTAAAAAATTAACTCAAGAACAAAAAGATAAACTTGAGATGAAAAGAGTTTTAAAGAAACGAAAATCTGTAGTATGTTCTTGTAAGAGAAAACAACCACAGAAGGATAGAGCTAAATATGGTACTTGTAGATGTGATGGATATTCATTTTGCTGGTCAGTTGGTTTAGTATTATCAAACGCTTTATATCAATACATCACCGATGCTAAACAGATTATTATAAGAGAAGATTTCGATATAATAGAAAAGCATGCTGATGCTATAAGAGATTATGCTGAAGCTGATAGTATGGATATAGGGGATGATGATATTAATGTAAGGTGGAATCATCTAGAGAAAGAAAGAAAATGGAGAGAAGCTATGCATTGGCTTACAGAAAATTGGCAAGGACTTTGGTGGTAATTAATTTAAAATATATGAACGAAACAAAAAAACTTATAATTAATAAAATCAGAAGCCTTAGAGATAAAGCTTACAAGAAAACAAGAGAAGCTGAAAGACTATCTGCTGAGGCACTTAAATTAGAAAGTCAATTAACTAAACTAAATGAGTAAATAATGTTATATACAGCAGAATCAGTCACCCCACAACATCCTGATAAGGTGTGCGATAGAATATCAGATGCTATTCTAGATGAATGTCTTAGACAAGACCCAGAGTCAAGAGTAGCAATAGAAACTCTAGGAGGACATGGAATAATTACTGTTTGTGGAGAATTAACAACCAACGCTTACGTTGATATCCGTAAAATAGTGAGAAATATAGTAGGAGCTAAATATGGTATTCAAATTAATATTGAAAAACAATCTAATGAGATATCAAAAGGAGTAGATACCGGAGGAGCAGGAGACCAAGGTATAATGGTCGGTTATGCTTGTTCAGATAATATAGCTTTCATTCCAACAGAATTATACTTAGCTAGAAAGTTAGCACAATATATTTATCAAATATGTCCAGAAGATGGTAAGACTCAAATAACTATAAATGAAAAGAGTGAAATAGTGACGATATTAGCTTCGTTCAATAAAGTTATATCAGAAGAATTAGCAGAGCATATTGATGATTGGTTAGTGTTAAGTAAAGTTAAATTTGCAGAGAATTTTAAAATATTAACTAACCCAGCAGGAGATTGGAGTATGGGTTCATTTGATGCCGACACTGGAGTAACAGGGCGTAAGATAGTTAACGATGCGTACGGTCCAAGAATACCTGTAGGTGGCGGA